CTTGGCCTGCACACTGGGCAAACAGGCAATCCAACCAAATTCATTTTCTTTAACTGTGTCACTGCCTAGCAGGCTATTGACTTTGGTTAGGAATTCGTTTTCACCTTCGATAGCTATAAACACTAGACGCTTGTAATACTTGCGAATTTCTTCTGCACGAGCAACATCTTCGGGTTCAACTTTAAGTACCTTGGTGTCAGGTATGACCATTTTGTTATCTAATGTATAAAGCATTAGGGTTTTGTTGGCCTGTTTGGTATACATGTATACTCCATCGTCGGCATACACACCTTCGGGAACTTTAAGATATTCTCCGTTGATTCGCTGTGCCGCACAGGCTAGTTCTAATACCTGCTGTGTGGGAAACTCTTTTGGTTGCATATCGCTCTCTGTATGAGTTAATATACAAGTATTTTACATGAATATGAGTTCTTTGTCAAGTCGATCTAAATGCTGATAGACTTTTTTGGCAATGCGTTTGGTTATTTCGTTTAAGCCAAAATGCTGAATATATGCACGAAGCATTGGGCTAGATAAATTGGATCCTGTGCGCATCTTGCTCATTATGCTAATCCTGCTCAAATTTCTACGAGCACGGTCCTTATCCATAGTTCTTAATAGTTCGATAGCTATGCTTACACTATAAGCATCCATTTCATCATAACTGGCTAGGTATCCGTCATAAGGACTAAAACTGGCTGTATAGTAATCGATAAAACTTCTGCGACTGCTTTGATATTGATGACGGTATTCGTGTACAACTGCATCATATATTTCTATGAGAAAACTAGTTATTTGATGTTGCCCAAATTCTTCTGTGCCCGTCAAGTTGTGATGCACAACAATTTCTATAGGAGTTTCTCCATGCAAGTCGCTTTCGCTGTCATAGTAGGCCATAACATACCACTTGTCTGGATCCCAGTCTTTTTCACGTTTGGTTTTAATTACTAGATCAAAATCATTTTTTTTGAATGTGCGTCTAGTTAATGATATTAATTTTTTGAAGTTTGTTAGATCAGGACTCTTTTCTCGAACACTTTTACAAACTTGGTTTACGCGATCGAGAATGATGTTCATGTTATAACCTATATGTTATTCTGCCTTTGCTTAGATCATAGACGCTGACTTCTAGTTTAACGCTATCACCTAAGATGATCCTGATTTTGTTTTGCTTTAGTTTACCGCCCATATAGCAAAGCAAGGGCTTGTCCATATCTCCTACCTTGACTCTAAACATATTGCCAGGTAGCACTTCTTCAATTGTGCCTGTAAATTCTAATACGTCGTCTTTATTGCTCATCTTTTACTTTTGTTATGCTCCAAGAGCCATCTCCGTTATCTGTCCACTCAAGTGTGTCTCCTTCTTTCCAGCCTTGTAGGTCTAGCAATTCTTGTGGTAATGGCAGTACTACGTCTCCGCTACCGTCATCTGCTTCTTCAACTGTTATAGTCCAATGTGTCATAATAATATTTAACCTTACACTTTGTCATCGTCCCAAGGAACCGGAAACCATCCCAAACGGTTAAAGTCCTTTTCAACTTCTTCAGTGATAACACCTTCGGACACATACTTAGTACGTTCAAAATACTCGGCATCTTCTTTGCCGTCAATACTCAAACCGCCTCTAATACCGGAACAGTACCAGTCCATGTAGTCTCCGCCCTTACCTTGCCAATCAGCAACTAAGCCGCCAGCACTTCGCCAACTACAATGCCACAAGTCTTTTTTGTCATCTTGTCGTAATGCTGGTACTAGTTCTCTAGGGCACCAACGCATATTACAAAATGCCGCATATACATTCTGAGCATAGTCATCGCGAGTACGTATCTTGTTTAAGATTTCGTCATCACGCCAAATTTCTTCTTCCAAATTTCTAGTCATGCCAATTACCTTGAAAGCAGTGGCGCATTTCGTGCCCAATACTGTGCATACTTGTTTGTTTACCTGTAATAATTACACAAGCATCTTGCCCATTTTCTTTAATCCAAAAACTACAAGCTAAAACAGCATAGCCAAAGTTCTTACCTGCGTACTTGGTTGAAGCCTTGTTACACTCTGCTTGAACATTATCAACTGCCCGCCAAGTAATGTTACTTTGGTTAGTAAAATTATGTGTGGTATCAAACTTAGTATATGGGTTATCTTCATAAGCAAATACGTTAGTGGTTACTAACATAAGTGCTATTGCTATTGCCTTGTTCATACTTGCCTTTCTGTGCCTGTGTTAAAAATGGTGTGGACGGGAAGATTCGAACTTCCAAAGCCGCTCTAAGAGCAAGGCCCAATCCCTCCGTTCAGCTGGGGGTCAGCTTACTTGGAGGAGGTTTACCAGTTACACTCACGTCCACGTAACTATTATAACGCATTTTGTAAATACTGTCAATGAATTTCTCTCTTATACCATTCGAAAAAATACAACGGTTTGGACAGCAAACTATGTTGGATCGTCCATTATTTAACATTAGTTGGATATTGGGCAGGTTTTGTAACTATAAATGTTCTTACTGTTGGCCCTATGCTCGTAGTGATCAACCGGATCACCAAACTTTAGAAGTATATAAGTCTACAGTCGATGAGATAAAACGTCAAGCTCGTTTGAACGGATTTACTCAATTTCACTGGAGCTTCAGCGGAGGTGAGCCAACCGCTTATAAAGATCTTCTCAATTTAATCAAGCACCTAGACGAAACTGAAAGTCCTTACCAAAGTATACATATGACTACCAATTTGTCGCCTGGTTCAAAATGGTGGAACAATTGGTGTAATATTACTGACTGTTTACAGCGTAGAAGTATAACAGCCAGCTTTCATGAAGAGTTTGCTAGGGAACAAGAGTTCGGCGACAAGTGTTTACAGTTGATGTATGAACGTGTTCATGTAACAGTTAATCAAGTTATGGTGCCCGACAAGTTCTATGCCACGTTAGAACGCTGTGAACGCTTACGTGCTCGTGGAATCAACGTAACACTCAAACCTCAAAGCAACGACACAGCCACAGCCATAGTGGATGGTTACACATCTGAGATGATTGATATTATGCAGAATGATTTTGAACAGCAAGAAGGCTATCAAATACGTCTAACAGACGGCGAACAAGATTATTATATTGACCAAGCAGAAAGATTCAATGCGCTAGGCTTTAACAGTTTTACCAATTGGACTTGTAATAGTGGGTATCAAAGTGTTATAATAAGAGGTAATGAGGTCAAGCGGGCTTATAGCTGTAAAGAAGATTCTCTGGGTACGATAGAAAAATTTACTTTGTTTTCCGCCCCTCGGCTTTGCGTAACTGAAAGGTGTGTTAGTTCAGCGGATAGTAAGGTACCAAAAGTAAAATGAAAAAAATAGTAACATTCGGATGTTCAGTAACATACGGGCACGGTTTACCAGACTGCCATATAGCTCCTGATATGCCAGGCAAATCTCCTAGTAAGTTAGCATGGCCATCGTTAGTAGCTAATCAGGCTAATGTTCAGTTATCTAATCAAGGCAAGTGTGGCGCTAGTAATTTAGAAATATTATATAATATTTTAAAATATAAATTTTCTAAAGGGGATGTTGCTATAGTAATGTGGTCGCTTGTTGGAAGAGATTTAATATTTGGTAAAAAGAATTTATTAGGACAACAAACAATTATACCTATCGGTACCTGGCAAACTACTGAGTTAGCAAATAGTTGGAAGGAAACTCACTCAGCTGCCGACATTGCAACTAGAACATGGTTTTATATTCACCACGCTACGCTATACTTACAATCGATTAATATTCCAGTTTATAATGTGTTTGCTGATTATAGCGAAGTAAAGTCTTATAAGCCTAAATTTTTAGATTTAGATTATCACAAATTAAAAATTCAATCAACACTTCCAGTTGATCGAGCGTTAGATAATTTACACCCAGGTGTTAACACACACAAATTAATAGCAGACGAAATAACGGCAATTTTAAATGAAAATAGATACTGAACACTTACACTACTGGATGTGTGCCATCCGAAATAGCAAGGATCCTATGCGTACCATGGACGCCTTTTGGAGTGGGCAACTCAAAAGCAAAGAGTGGCTAATTACCGAGTTAGAAAAAATGTTTTGGGTTGACGATGTATCTATAGACATACACGGCGGCTGGGTCGGTGTGTTAGCCAGTATGTTGTTTCAAAGTAACATTAAAATTAAAAATATTCGTAGTATAGATATTGATCCAACTTGTGAGTCTGTTGCTACTATGATGAACAAGGGCGAAGAAATACAAGGCAGATTTCATGCGGTAACAGCAGACATGTGTAATATTAGAAGTGATGCCGACGTTGTTATTAATACAAGTTGCGAACATATTACACAGGATCAATATGACTTGTGGTTAAGTGGTATGCCTCAGAATAGTTTATTAGTGTTACAAAGTAACAACTATGACATTCCAGAACACGTTAGGATAGCTAGCGACTTAGAGGAATTTAAACATCAGTGTGGCATCAATGTAATCTGGGCCAGCGAATTAAAATTACCCTTGTACACTCGTTATATGGTTATCGGCCGCAAGTAATTTAGTTAGCGGTATGTCTGCCGCGCAGGTACAGAAATTACGGTCACAAGTTACGGGTTCGCTAGGGACAACGAAGTTGCCTTCATATATGTTGCCAAGACTACCACCGACTCTACAAGTCGCTCTGTGTACATCTCCGTCCCAATTTATCATCAGGCTTTCTATACCTGCGCTACAGGTCCAACCTTTGTATTGATTTAATTTTAATTTAATAATATCATTAGCGTGTCTTTGTTCTAAAGGTTTATCTCGATAAAATATGATAGTATTAGGTTGTACAGTTGCTTCAGCATCTTTGACCCATGCTAAGTCTGTTGGGTTGTAACGCATATCATCAAACAAATCGTGATCGCCTTTAGTCCAACGAATACGTCTTACTGTACTGGGTATTTGTGCCTGAAGCATTATCGCACGAGTTTGTAATGCTTGATCCATATAATCATGATGGGCCATAATCTGTGCTATAATCTTAACTTTAGTTTCGGCTAGTCTCTGTATAGTGTTAACAACTCTAAGCCAGTCATATTCATAGTGTATACTAACTACATATTGGTCAACAGGTAGGCTAGCATAAAACTCATATGGGCGTGTTCCATTTGTTGTTACGCTAATCCAATGTATATTTTTATATCTAGCATACTTTATTAGTTCATCAAACTTAGGATGTACACAAGGCTCACCTCCCGTGAAACTTAAACGTACAGGTCTGCCTAGTGAGGAAAGTTGATCAATAGTTTGTTTTAATATTTCTATATCGGTATGCGGACTAGTGTTATCGTGTATTTCGCTAGGGCAATAACTACAGTCATAGTTACAACGCTTACCTAAGTTCCATTCGACTTTGACAGCATTGGCATGATCCCAACGATTAACAACCTTATACATACAGTTTAAACTCTGGAGTCACATCTGTAAAACTTTGTTCACGAGTTACATCTAATCTACGATTAAACTCTATACAGTCTACCCACTTGTCACTTTGGTCACGTGCCATCAAGTAATTGATATTGTCTTGTATCTGCCCACGTGTATACGCTAACAGTGCTGGATGTTGTTTGACTAATTTAAAATCTTCTACGTGATCCATGACAGCACGTAATTTTGTTATAGCTAGAACTTGTAGTTCTCTGGGTAATACTTGTGCTGATAATTGCTTAGGATATTCTACACGATGCGA